GAGAAAAATTTGCAAAGTAAGAAATCGCGAAGAAAGTTGTAAGTCGATATTTATTATTGAAAAGCCCAAACCAATCCCAGTTGAGCCTGAAAAATCGATATGGGCAAAGAAAATGGTAGTAGATGCGCCTAAAAATGAGCAGGTTAAGAAAGCTATTGAAAAAATCAGAAAGCAAATGACTGCTTTAGATGTGCTGCTTACCGAATATTACGCATATAATACTGAAGCATTGCATAATGGTTTAAAAGAAACCTTGGAGCAGGTAGGTATGAATGTTAATCATGAAGTTTTTGGACTTACGAGAATAAAACTTAATATTATCGAGAGTAAATGGTAGATAATCGCTGACTAAAGCGTCCTTATTTTAAGGGCGCTTTTTCTATATCCAAAAATACTTAAAGGAGGTGGTTAAATTGCAGGCGACAAGATTAGGCGATACAGATACAGGACATGATGCTTGCCCAGGGACTGTGCTTGTGAGTGCCAGTACGAATGTAATAATTAATGGTAAAGGCGCTGGGCGTGTTGGTGATAGTTATGCTCCGCATGGATGTATTGTGCATCCATCGCATACGGCACATATCAACAGCGGTAGTAGTACGGTTTTTATTAATGGTTTGGCTGCAGCTAGGGTTGGGGATGCAATAGATTGTGGTGGAACAGTAGCTACAGGCAGTACGGATGTTATTATAGGAGGTTAAGATGCAAATCGGTTCAATTGGAGATATTCCATTTGTAGTGTCGCGTGATTATATGCTGACGTTCCATGATTATAGTCGCTCTGGGTCAAGTCGGTGGGTAAAACATGATCTTATTGGCAGGAAACCTATCTTAGAATTTATAGGGCCAGATGTAGAAAAAATAAGTATGAAAATACAATTGAGATCAGATCATGGGATAAGTCCAGAAATGGAACTAAAACGTCTTAGGAAAATGCGTGATGAAGGTAACGTTTTTGCTTTTATTCTTGGAGGGATACCTGTTTCTAATGAATATTGGGTACTGGAAAGTATTGGAGAGGATGTAAGTTACTGGCGTGCTAACGGTAAAATATTATCAGTTACAGTAGATGTATCTCTACAGGAGTATTCAACGAAGGGAGCTGAATAATAATGGAACTAGAGATTTTTGCAGGCCGGATGGCAGGTATTGATTTTGCACCGCATACAAAAGAAGCAGAGATATTGCAAAATTGTAGTACTATTTTGAGCACGTCAAAATTTAGTGTGCCGCTGGATCGCGATTTTGGTGTTGATGCAACTTTTGTCGATAAACCTATTTTGTCAGCGAAAGCTAAAGTTGAAAGCGAAATTTTTACTGCATTAAAGAAGTACGAACCAAGAGTAACAGTGAAACAGGTTGAATGGTATGCTGATGTAGATGGAATAATCAGAGCGAAAGTGAAGGTGGTTATGAATGAGACTGAACGATCTGCCTGATATTGATTTTGTAAGTGCTGATGAACAAGAAATATTGGCAGAAATCATAAATCTGTACACTTCAATAACTGGGAGGACACTTACACAGGGTGATCCTGTACGGTTATTTTTACATGTGATTGTATTGATTGTTGTTATGTTATGTAACAAGATTAACTATACCGGGAAGCAAAATCTGTTGCGTTATGCAGAAGGGGCTAATTTGGATCATTTGGGCATACTTGTTGGTGTAGAGCGTATTGGAGAGAAGTCTGCAATTACAACAATGAAAATAACATTATCTGAGGCTAGAGATATAGCGACGGTTATTCCAGCAGGAACACGTGTGACAGCTGGTGATAATGTGTTTTTTGCAATCAATCAAGATGTGAGTATTTTGGCTGGAACGATTGAAGCCGAAGCTGCAGCGTCTTGTACAGTTGCCGGCACTGTTGGTAATGGATATTTACCAGGAGAAATCAATAAGATTGTTGATCCTATACCATATGTGGCAGAGATGGTAAATATAACGACATCTGAGGGCGGGTCAGATATTGAAACTGATGATTCCCTGAGAGAAGCTATACGTGAAGCTCCTGAAGGATTTTCTGTTGCTGGTCCTGTAGGTGAATATATAAAAATTGCAAAACGTGCATCTACTTTGATTGTGGATGTATCTGTAACTACACCAAAACCAGGACAAGTTCTTATTGTTCCTCTGCTTAATGATGGAGGTATACCCGGCGATGAAATGCTGGAGATTGTAAAAGATGCCTGTAATGCGAAAACTGTTAGACCGTTAACAGATCAGGTTATTGTTGCGGCACCAGAAGTAGTTAAATTTAATGTTATAGTGACATATTATATTAATAGAGCAGATGAGACACGATCTGTTGCAATACAAAGTGGCGTTATTAAAGCCATAAATGATTATGTTGTGTGGCAAAAGTCTAAGTTAGGTCGAGATATAAATCCAGATGAATTGACTAGTCTTATAAAAAAGGCCGGTGCTAAACGGGCTGTTATAACATCTCCATTGTTTCAAGTTATTGCAGAAAATCATGTAGCGATTGCTGATAATATCAGCGTGAAACTAGGAGGTATTGAAGATGAATGAGTTAACTGATTTAAAATTAAAGGAACTTTTGCCTTCAAGTATTGCTCGGGACGAAACAATAAGAAATATCTGTGATGCTATTGTAGAAAAATTGCATATGATAAACGAAAAAGCAAATTTGGTTTTATTGCTTCCACGACTTGATCAATTACCGGAAAGTCTAATTGACGAACTAGCTTGGCAGTATCATGTAGATTTTTATGATTATGCTGCAAGTATTGACAAAAAACGTGCGTTAGTGCGACAAGCAATAGACTGGCATCGGAGAAAAGGGACTCCTGCTGCAGTAGAGGAAGTATGCGCGGCTGTTTTTAAATCAGCTAAGGTTTACGAAAATTGGGAGTATGGTGGTGAGCCATATCATTTTCAAGTACGACTTATTGAAGAAGCTTTGCCCGCCCAAGATATTATGGATAATTTGGTAAGAGCAATTAATTCTACCAAAAATGTTCGGAGCTGGCTTGATGGCGTTGCATTTAAACGGCATGTTCCGGGCAGATTGATTTTTAGTTGTCCAGTTGCTGTTACAAAGAAAGTGAATATTTTTTAAAGAGAAGAGGTGAGATAATTGCCAAATTGGAAATCATTAATATTAACTCAAAAGGGGGCGGACTTGCAGGCAAAGGCCGAAATAGGAAGAGTACTTGAATTTACATGTATTAAAGTGGGATCCGGGATACTTTCTCAGGGGGAGAAATTAGAAGAACTAACTGATTTAGTAAAGGTAGAACAGGTACTTGGTATTGCAGATAAGGTGTTTGAGAAAGAAGGAACATGTGAAATAACGAGCTCTATTACCAATAGTGATTTAACGGAAGGGTATTTTTGCCGTGAGCTTGGCATATATGCGAATGATCCGGACTTAGGAGAAATACTGTATGCTGTTACAATTGATGATTCGCCGGATTATATTCCTGCTAAAGGAACTGCAACTGCAATCAGCCAGGAGTTTGCTCTTCATATAAATTTTGGAAATGCAGAGCATGTTATTGCTTACATTGATGTCAATGGTATAGCTACAGTTGGATATGTGCAGTCTATGATCAAAACAATTAAACGAATTGTTGAACCAACTATTGATGAAATATTGGAGGATAGATATGTTCCTAGCCCAGAGCAACCGGACGATGATCCGGATAGGGATATATTGACTGGACTTAAAGTTATTACTAATGAGGATATAGACAATATTGCTATATAAGGAGGAATAAATGATGTCAAGCTTTTTAAATTTGGAAGGTCTGCAGTATTTTTTCGAAAAAATAGAGGATATTTTTGTAAGAAAGGAATCTGGAAAAGGGTTATCAAGTAACGATTTTACAACAGCTGAAAAAAATAAACTGGCTGGAATAGCAACTGGAGCTAATGCCTACACTCATCCGAGTAGCGGTGTAACTGCTGGTACTTATCGCAGTGTAAGTGTGGATACACAGGGGCATGTAACCGCTGGTACTAACCCGACTACTCTTGCTGCGTATGGTATTACTGATGCTAAAATTGCAGGCGGTGTTATCACTTTAGGTGGCGCTACTATTACTCCGTTGACCTCTGCAAGCTCTCTTGCCGCTGCTAAGATTACAGGTACTATTTCGCTGGATAATCTGCCTGCAGGAGCGCTCGAACGCTGCGTAGTTGTTACTGATGATACTGCAAGATTTGCACTGACTACTGCTACAGTACAAAAAGGCGATACAGTTAAGGTAACATCCAGTGGTCTGATGTACTTTATAGTAGATGACACTAAACTGGACGCTGAAGCTGGCTATGAAGTTTATACTGCGGGTAGTGCGACTAGTGTACCCTGGGCAGGTGTTACTGATAAACCTTCTACATTTGCTCCGTCTACTCATACGCATACTGTTGCCCAGGTAACTGGTCTTGCAACAGTTGCGACTTCTGGTAAATATACCGATCTCTCCGGTACTCCTACAAGCCTTCCTGCAAACGGCGGTAACGCTGCAACAGTAAATGGGCTAACAGTTTTGACAGCAGTGCCGGCAAACGCCAAGTTTACGGATACTGTTTACTCACACCCGACTACATCCGGAAATAAACATATTCCTACAGGCGGGAAAAGTGGACAGATCCTGAGGTGGAGCGCCGACGGTACAGCTATATGGGGTTCTGAGAATGACACGACATATGAAGCAATTACTACTGCCGAAATTGATTCTATTTTTACGGTTTGAAATGGGGGATTATAGTGGCTAAGTTTCTTGATGCAACAGGTTTGGCATATTTTTTTAATGGACTAAAGGCAAAGTATATATCTGGTTTGTCAGTGAATGGCAGGACTATAACTTATACTAAAGGCGATGGGACTACTGGCAGTATTAATACGCAAGACACCAACACTGTATATACAGCCGGAGCGGGTATCGGGTTAAGCGGAACAGTATTTTCTAATGCAGGTGTAAGAGCAGTGACTGCAGGAAACAGTAATAATCAGATTTCTGTTAATACGGGAGGGGATACTAGTACTATTACTATTAACAACGTAGCTAATGCGACTACCGCAACTACAGCAACAAAACTCGGGAGCAGCACGGTAGG